GTCGAGGAGATCGAAGACAAGGCCAAGGGCCGTACTGTGAAGGCCGTTTTTGCTGGCCCCAATCAGCCAGTTTCCGAGGCCAGAAATTGACCTATTTTCCCCACCTTTCCCCACCTAACCCCACCTACCACCCCAGTGGTGGGGTCCACCTGTTTTCCCTCCCCACCCCACCCCTTATTAGGGTGGGGGGGTGGGGTGGGGGTGGTTGATGCAGCCTAGAAACACCCGCCCACTTCCCCAGGTTTTCCCCAGTCAGGAGCAAGGACGATGACCAACATGAAACCCGCCGATGAACTGTTTTCCATCCGTGCCAAGATCAAGGCGCTGCAAGAGCGCGAGGCGGAAATCAAGGATGGTATGACCAAGGGCACCATGAGCCTGTGTGGTGACTTTGCCGCTGCCAGCATCGTCAAGCGCGCGTCGTCGCGCTTCGACCGTAAGGCCGCAGAAGCGGAACTCGGTTCGCTTTCCCGGTTCGACGTGAAGGGCGAGACGGTCGCGCTGATGGTGGCTGAACTTGTCCAGATCCTGGAATGAACGTAGCCTGTCAGTAGCCGACACATGCCGCCCCCGCTGTCAGTTGCCCACACCCCCACCGCATGCCATATTCAACCTGCGCGGCCCGCCTTCGGATTGATCCCCGAGGGTCCGGCGACCTCCTCCAGCCATGGGCCGCGCACGAACCGGAGGATTGGAGAGAGAATGATGGACGATACCAAATACCGAGATTACCCGCTTGTCCTGTCGATAAGTAACGGCGCAGGTGCCACCGTAGAAATCACCGTGGATGCGGATGGCAACCTGTCTCTGCCCGATGGCATCACGGCTGCCGATGCCATGCTGATCGGCGCAATGCTTTACAACGGCGGCCCAGATGGCGATATCGGCCAGATGCCCGCCGGGGCTGCGGCTTGGGCGAAGTGGACTGCCCTTGCCCAGCAGGTGACAGCATGACCGCCGACGCATACCTGCCGGTCACAGTGCATGACCTGCCCGCCTCGTTCGTGTTCCAGCCTGACGGCGCTCTGCGTGACAAGGTTCGCCGCAGCGTTGCCATGGGCGTCACCCGCGTCATTGCAGGCCCCGAGTTGGTGGATGTGATCGTGGACGTGAGGCGCCCGTATTATCGCGGGGTGACAGCATGACCGCGCCGGAACTCCTGCCGTGCCCGTTCTGTGGGGGCGCTTTCCCTCACATGTCAAATGTCGGCGGAAATGATGAGCGCACAGGGTACCGATCTTCTGTGATTATCCATTGCACCAACTGCACGGCCAAGGTTGGCGCGCATGACGTCATCGATAAAAATGGGTGGTCAATAGCAAAGGGTGACGAAACCAAAGAGCGAGCCATCACCGCATGGAACACCCGCGCGCCCACCCCCGGCTGGCGTGACATTGCCAGCGCGCCGAAGGATGGGACGGAAATCTTGGTGTGGGATGGTGAGCGCACTATTGCCCAGTGGATCGAAGGCGAATGGATGCCATGCCTGCCCGATCAACAGCCAACGCTTTGGCAACCCCTTCCCGCAGCCCCCGGAGAACCCCAATGACCGCCGCCGAACTGGAAAAGCTGCTGGAGCAGGTGACGCCGGGGGAGTGGCACGCTGGGCGCGATTACGAGGATGGTCCATTTGTGGCTGGCGCGGGGTATTGCCGTGCTAACATGGTAGGGCCATCAAACGACCGTTGGGCCAACGCCCGCCTGATCGCCCTTGCCCCCACCCTCGCCCGCCGTGCCATCGCAGCAGAGAAACTGGTAAATCTGGCCAAAATAGTATGCAATATGGATGACGGAACAGAGCGTTTCGATGGTGCAATGGATGACCTAGAGGAAGCCCTAGCCGCCTACGAGGCCACCCAATGACTGACGATCTATGGAAAGACATCGACATTCGTGTGATTGACCAGCGAGTTGGCGTGGGGATCGGCGGCATGGATACTGTGATCCGCATCTACCACCGACCCACTGGCATCATTGTAGAGGTGCCGCGCGTATCCGCATCTCAATTCAATGACAGGGAGATTGCCATAGATATGATCCAGTCAGCGTTGACGCATCCGCGCTTTTGGTGCCCCCAATGACCGCCGCAGACACGCAGCGCGCGGCACTGGTGGCGCTGATCGAGGCGGTGGAGGCGGGGGCGGCAGGTGCTGGCCATTTCCGCAAAGCCTTCCCGTCTAATTCGATCTATCGCGACAGCTTAGAAGGGGTAGACGCCGCGCGGGCGTTCGGTGGCTCCCTTGACGCCGCCAAGGCCCTGCATGACGCGCTGCTGCCGGGGTACATCATGCAAAGCGACAGCACTGGGTATGCGCATTGCTGGAAAGACGAGCACGAAACGACGATGAACTATTTCGCGCTTTGCCCGGGGAATGAGGCGCGCGCAAGGCTTTTGGCGTCACTGAATGCCAAGCTTGCCCAAGCTAGCCTGACCGGGGGCTAAATCCCGGCTGTAAGCTGTGAGAGCAGGGCGGCGGACATGGTACGGCCCAATCCACCAGCACCCCCGGCGCGGATTACATGCCGCCTAACTTGCCGCGTGACGGGGGAAATGTTTTCAGTCACGGGTGATTATTCCTGTTGACTTGCCGTTACGCGTGACGCATATTCAGGACATGGAAACGCAAACGGGAGTGACGAAGATGGAACTTACAGCAAAGCAGAGCGAAGTCCTCAAGAATGTCGCAGATCAGGTCAGCATTATGCTTGCCGAATGGATGCGCGAAAAAATGGAAGCGGGCATGACGATTGAAGAAGTGGCCAATATGATTGACGCAGCTCGGAAACAGGTGGTTGCGGGGGCATGACCCCCGCCGAACGCCAGCAACTCAAGCGGGACCGCACCAAGGCCGGGCTTGTCCGTCTGGAGGTGTGGGTTCCCGCAGAGCGCCGCGACGAAATCAAGCAGGCCATCGCAGACATGCTTGACAACACACCACCACCGGCCCCATGATCGGGCTTCCTCCCATTGCCAGTAGGCCGTCCCGTTCGCGCGGGGCGGTCTTTTCATGAGGCGGGGAGTGTGGTAGGGTTTTAGCATGATCGACATGACAATCAGACCAGAGGAATTCACGTGGCACGGCGGTAGCGGCGCTGATTGGAGTATTCGCCAGTCCCATTCTCAGTTCCTGATTGCGAGAGGATCAGCCCACAGTGAGCCATATGGGATGGTTCTATTTGACGACATAAAGCGGGGTCGCTTTGTATGGGATGGCCAGCGCGGAATAGTCGCATTGGGGGATAAATGATCCACACCATCCTGACCATCGCTGTAGCCTACTCGCTGTATCGCGCCATCATGGCCGCTGATCGCAGGGACAACGCCGATGCTGTAGGATGGTGCGCTGTAGGGCTGATGATTGGTGTAGGGAGCGCGTTGTGACACAGCAAGAGCGTATCGTCGAGGTGTCGTTTATTCTGCCGGGCCATGGCGCAATCGTTGAGCGCTATGACATGCTTGATCCTAACCATAGGGCTTGCTGGTCTGCTAATGCAAAATGCTACATGCAGACTGGCGTAAAGCCGGTTGGCTTTGTGGATGTGCCGGAACATCGCAAGGCAGCATGGTATCGCCTTCTGCGCCGCCGTGGGAATGCTGGTAAGCGCATGGGGTTGGCCTTGCGGCAAAATGCTGGCGGTGCGTTGTGATGGAGTTGACACCGAAGCAAGAGGCTTTCGCGCTGGTCTACGTGGAGACCGGAAACGCCGCAGAGGCATACCGCCGGGCCTACGATGTGAAGGCCGCAACACTTCACAGCACCATCTACAGCGCCGCATCGCGCCTGTTAGCTGACCCCAAGATTTCTGCAAGGATTTTGCAGCTGCGTGACCAAGCCGCAGCGATGACGCTCTACACCGTCCGCGCCGCGTTTGAGGAATACGAAGCCGCCCGAAAGCTGGCCATGGCGGAAGGCGTTTCCAACCCAAGCGCCGCCGTCGCCGCCGTCAATGGCAAGGTGAAGTTGTTCGGTTTGGACCAGCCGCAGAAGATCGACCATTCCAGCACAGACGGCACGATGACCCCAACCGGGAACAGCGCGCTGGAGCGCATCGCCCAGAGGATTGCAGACATTGCAGAGCGTAGCGCAACAGCTGGCGAACCTGACGCCGGATGATCTGTCCGCCGTTCTTGCCGATCTGACAGAAGCCGAAGCCCAAGCCCTGCTGTACGACTGGCGGGGCTTCAACGCGCGCCCTGACCAGATTGCACCGCCCGGCGATTGGGATGTGTGGATGGCGCTTGCAGGCCGTGGCTGGGGCAAGACGCACACCGGGGCAGAGTGGATCAAAGAGGAAGTCGAGAGCGGCAGAGCCACGCGCATTGCGCTGATTGGCGAGACAGCCGCAGACGGCAGGGATGTGCTGGTTGAAGGCGAAAGCGGCATCCTGAATTGCTACCCCGAAGGACAGCGCCCGCTGTACGAGCCGTCCAAGCGCCGTTTGACGTGGCCCAATGGTGCCGTTGCGTCCCTGTTCAACGCAACCGAACCTGACCAGCTGCGCGGCCCCCAGTTCGATCTGGCGTGGTGCGATGAGTTGGCGAAATGGAAGCGCGCCCGCGAAACGTGGGACATGCTGCAATTCGGCCTGCGCCTTGGCAAAAAGCCCCGCGTCCTGGTGACGACGACCCCGCGCCCGATTGAGTTGGTCAAGGCCATCATGGCAGGGCAGGAGGGCAAGGTTGCCATTACGCGCGGCAAGACGATGGACAACCGCGCCAACTTGGCAGCATCGTTTCTGCGCAAGATCACAGACCGCTATGAGGGCACGCGCCTTGGCAGGCAGGAACTTGCTGGCGAGATCCTCGGGGACATTCCCAACGCGCTGTGGACCTATGCCATGCTGGACCAGTCGCGCGTGCGGGAAGCGCCGGAACAGATGGGCCGCACTGTCATTGCCGTTGACCCCGCAGTCAGCAACACAGAGGACAGCGATTATCACGGCATCATCGCCGCCGCCGCATCGCCCGACAAGCGTGAGGCATATGTGCTGGAAGATGGCTCTTGCAAGGGGTCGCCCATGGACTGGGCGCGCCGGGCCGTGGCGATGTACGACAGCCATCAGGCCGACGCTATCGTGGTCGAGGTGAACCAAGGCGGCGACATGGTGGCGCAGACGATCCGTTCGGTGCGCAACAACGTCCGTATCGTGGAGGTCAGGGCCACGCGCGGGAAACACGTCCGGGCCGAGCCTATCGCGTCGATGTACGAGCAAGGCCGCGTGCATCACGTCAACGCCTTCCCGGATCTGGAACAGCAAATGACGCTGATGACCAGTTCGGGCTTTGAAGGCGAAGGTTCACCCGACCGCGTTGATGCGCTGGTGTGGGCGCTTACCGACCTGTTCCCGGCGATGGTGGCCAAGCCGAAGCCCCGCCCGGCGCAGGTTGTGCCGACCGTCTCGCCTATGGCGGCACGCTGGTAATTCGCAATTTGCAAAGCCAGTCGCAATTTGCTAATGTGCCGCAAACGAGGGGCGCATGGCACAAACCAAAGCAGAGCGGCTAGCCAAAGTGCACGCGCAGGCAATGCGCGAATTTGTCGTGACCGAAGGCCCCGTGCGTGACGAACGCATGATGTGCTTGGCCGACCGGCGCTTTGCATCGGTGACCGGGGCGCAGTGGGAAGGCCCGCTAGGGCGGCAGTTCGAGAACAAGCCGAAGGTCGAGGTCAACAAGGTTCTCCTGTCGATCATCCGCATCTTCAACGAGTACCGCAACAACCGCATCACGGTTGACTTCATCGCCAAGGACGGCACCGATAACGATATGCTGGCCGACGCCTGCAATGGCCTGTACCGCGCCGATGAACAGGACAGCCAAGCGGATGAGGCATACGACAATGCCTTTGAGGAAGCCGTTACGGGCGGCTATGGCGCATGGCGGCTGCGGGCGGTGTACGAGGATGAGTTTGACCCCGACGATGATCGCCAGCGCATCCGCATTGAGCCGATCTATGACGCGGACAGTTCGGTGTTCTTCGACCTGAACGCCAAGCGCCAGGACAAATCAGACGCCGATTATTGCTTTGTCATCACGTCCATGAGCCGCGATGCTTTCGTTGCGGAATATGGCGAGGACGGCGCAAGCTGGCAGAAGGGCATCGATCAGGCCGAGTTCGATTGGTGCACACCTGATGTGGTGTATGTCGCGGAATACTACCGCATTGAGGAAAAATCCACGGTCATGGTGGATATGGTCGGGCTTGACGGCACTGCCGAACGCCTCCCCGCCGATGATGAGGATGAGATTGAGGATCTGACGGCGCGCGGATATGTGGAGGTGCGCCGCAAGCCGGTGAAGTCCCGCAAGGTGCGCAAGTACATCATGTCAGGGGCCAAGGTGCTGGAGGATTGCGGCTATATCGCTGGCCAATGCATCCCTATTGTGCCCGTCTATGGCAAGCGCTGGTTCATTGACAACATGGAGCGGTGTATGGGTCACGTCCGCGTGGTCAAGGACGTGCAGCGGCTCTACAACATGCAGCTTTCGCGGCTGGCGGAAATCTCTGCGCTGTCGCCCATTCGCAAGCCGATCTTCACGCCGGAACAAGTCGCTGGGCACGAACTGCGCTGGGCCAGTGATGCCGTGGCGAATAACCCGTACATGCTAATCAACCCGATTGTGAACCAGGACGGGTCCGAAACACCCGCTGGCCCTGTGGGCTACACCGAACCGCCGAATGTGCCCGAAGCCATGGCGGCTCTGCTGCAACTGACCAACGGCGACATCTCCGAACTTCTGGGCAACCAGCAAGAGGGCGAGAGAATGCAGCCCAACATATCAGGCAAGGCTATTGAACTGGTCCAGAACAGCCTTGGGATGCAGCCATACATCTACATGTCGAACATGGCGAAGGCCGTGCGGCGCTGCGGCGAAATCTGGCTTTCCATGGCTAGGGAAATCATGGTCGAGCCGGGCCGCAAGATGAAATCCGTGTCTGACCATGGCGACGTTGGCTCTATCGAACTGATGAAGCCCATGATGCGCGGCGGCGTTATGGTGCTGGACAACAATATCTCAGAAGCCAAGTTTGATGTCGTTTCAGACGTTGGCCCGTCTAGCATCTCCAAGCGCCAAGCCACCGTGCGCGCGCTTACTGGCATGATGGGTATCGTTGATGACCCGGAAACTAAGCAAGTCCTTACCGGCATGACCATGATGAACATGGAAGGCGAAGGCATCCGCGACGTGAACGACTTCTTCCGCAAGCGCATGGTCGCTATGGGCGTCATGAAGCCGACAGAGGAAGAACAGCGCGAGTTGGAGGCAGCGGCAGAAAATGCCCAGCCCGACCCGCAGGCACAATTGGCTTTGGCGCTGGCAAAAGAGGCCGACGCCAAAGCGATAAATTCAGAGGCGGATACAGTGTATACACTGGCCCGCGCTGAGGAAACCAAAGCCCAGACTGCCGAAACGTTGGCCGGGATTGGCATCTCGGAGCGCGAAATGGCCGTCAAAGCCGCAGACGGATTGCTGAAAGCAGTCCAACCGCCAGCCACCCAGCGGCCCCAAGGGTGAGACGCGAGGATAAATGGACCAGCTAGACGAAGCGGCAGACGTTGACGAACCGGAAGTGATCGAGGGCGAGGTGGTTGCACCTGAGCTGGAAGATGACGAACTTGTTGTCACAATCGGGGATGCGCCAGCCCCGGAGGAAGAACCTGAGCAGGCCCCGGAATGGGTCAAGGAACTGCGCAAATCGAACCGCGAAAAGGATCGCGCTTTGAAAGAAATCCAGCGCGAACTGGAGGCGTATAAAGCGCCGAAAGCCGCGCCTGTCGTAAAGAAGCCCACGCTTGAGGGATGCGATTACGACGCGGACAAATTCGAGGCCGAACTTCTGGCGTGGAATGAAGCCGACCGGGCGGCCAAGGCGGAAGCCAAGGCCCGCGAGGAAGCGCAGCAGGCCGAAAAGGACGAATGGCAGAAGCGTCTGGACACGTACAATGCGGCGAAGAAAACGCTGAAAGTGCGCGACTATGACGACGCAGAAGCCACCGCCCGCGATGCCCTGACGACGACACAGCAGGGCATCATTCTGGAAGCGTCGGACAACCCGGCGCTGATGGTCTACGCCATCGGGAGCAATCCCGAAACTCTCAAGGAACTCTCGAAAATCAGCAACCCGATCAAGTTCGCGGTTGCCGTCGCAAAGCTGGATGGGAAATTGAAAGCAGAACCTCGCAAGTCCATCACCCCGCCGGAAAGCACCGTCAAGGGCAGCGCACCATTGGCCACGGGCCGAAATCTGGATGCGCTGCGTGAAGCGGCAGAGCGGACCGGCGATTACACCGCATATCTGGCCGCCAAACGCGCCGCCAAGAAATAGGACTGACCCATGGCAAACTCTGCCCTTAAGACTATCGACATCATGTGGGAAGAATTCGTCGAGCGTTTCGACGCGATGTGCGTTCTTTCCAAGGCCGTGAACAAGGAAACGCTGGAAGCCCAGCGCACCGAGCGCGGCGGCGATGTGCTGTATGTGCGCCAGAACTACCACGCTTCGACCGTGGCCGGGCTGGACATTTCCGGCGAAACCGACATGGACGTGATCAGCCGCGCCGTCCCGCTGGTGTTCCAGAACCCGCAGAACGTCAAGTATTCCATGGATGCCAAGGAAATGCGCGACGAACTGGTCATGCGCAAGCAGGGCGAGGCCGCCGCGCGCCAACTGGCCGCCGTGATCGACACAACCCTGTGGAACCGCGCCGTTGACCGCGCAACCATCGTCAAGCTGGCGTCGGGCGCGTTCACCTGGAACCTCGGCCAGTCGGCTGAAACGTCCATGATCCAGCGCGGCATCATGACCGATCAGGCGCGGCTGATGATGAACGCCACCGATTATCAGGCGGTTTCGGCCGATCTTGGCGGCAAGGCGTACATGGGCGACTGGGCCAAGGACGCCTACGAGCGTTCGCAGGTTCCGGGCATCGCATCGTTCCAGACGTTCCGGGTGGACAACCTGAAAAATCTGGCGATCAAGGGCACCGTGACCGGCACCACGATCAGCGGCGCGCAGACGCACACGGTTGTCGCCAAAGACGCGAACGGCATCCCGGTGGACAACCGCCAGATGACCCTGACCGTGGCTGGTGCGAACATCGCCAACATCAAAGCGGGCGATGTGTTCACCATCGGCACGGCTGGCACGGCCAACTCGGTCAATGCGGTGCACATGATCACCAAGGAGGACACGGGTGAACAGCAGACCTTCCGCGTTCTGGCCGTGGCCGGTGGTGGGGCTACGCTGACCGTGTCCCCCGCAATCGTGGCGACTGGCCCTTACCAGAACGTCACGACCGGCGCGGCCAACACGGCGGCGGTCACCTTCGTCAACAACGCGACGAAGCCCGCCAACCTGTTCTTTGCGCGGGACGCGATCCAGCTGAAATACAGCCGCCTGCACTTCCCGACCGATCAGGGGCCGCTGGTGCGCACCGCCACCATCGAAAACGGCGCGCCGCTGACCATGAGCTATTTCTTCAACCACCTGACCGGCAAGACGCAGTTCCGCTTCCACACCTACTTCGCGGCGGAAGCGGTGGACCCGGAGAAGATCGGCATCATCGTGGCCAACCAGTAAGGACGGCAGGGGCGGCTTCGGTCGCCCCACCCATATTCCAGAGGAATGACCATGAGCGATGATGTTTTCAGCCCATCTTGGACGGCAACGACCAGTATCACCAACGCCACCAGCGCCACCGCAGCGGCCATGCTGCCGGTTGAGTGCAGCCAGCTTGTGCTGACCAACACCAGCGCGACGGCAATCGCGTATGCCATGGTCACGCACTACCAGAGCGCAGCGGAAACCATGACCGGCATTGCGCCCACCGTGACGACCGGGCTGCCGATCCTGCCTGCTTCGCAGATCCGCGTTGCCGTGCAGTGGGGCAGCAAGGTCATCCGCGTCATTGCCAGCGCAGCAGACGGGGCGCTGATCGTCACGCCGGGGCGCGGTGTGTGATGGCCGCTTGGACAAAAAAGGACATCATCAATCAGGCCTTCGCCGAATTTGGCATGGCCGCCTATGTCTATGACCTCGAGGCTGAGCAGATGGACAACGCTCTGCGCAGCCTTGACGGCATGATGTTGACGTGGGTGGCGTCC